TGTCAGTGTACGTTCTTTAACGTCTACCTCCAGTTCATCTTGACTAAATCCGGCCACAGCAAGTTCGATGAGAAAGTTTTCGTCATCTACTTTTATAATATTATGTGGAGGATAGTGATCATTCGAATGTCTGGTTGTATATTCGAGTTCTTTAAAAAGATGGTCGAAACCTACGAATGAACTACGGGGAAAGTATGTGTGTATGCCTGTCATTGTTATCTCCTTTATAGCAAGCAAGATTATAGTATGCGCACCAGCTATTGCTGCATGCACGGTTATTTATATCAGGTTTCTGATATTCGTTGAAAAACAACAATATTTTTTGTTGATTTTATAAACTTTAAATTTTTATTTGCGGATATGAATTCTGGTTTATCATTGTCTTTTCGTGATTCTAAATAATAACCACCATCTACTAGATTTGTCATAGCATGGCTGTATGCAGCCATTTTAGATGGACCACTATGTTCCCATATAGGAATATCATTAACAGCAAAAGCAATGCTGCAATCATATTCTCTCATAGAAGATAGTTGTCTTATATCTATTTCTACTATATCCTTATGATTTGCCAGATTATCTGTATCAAATCCTGTTATTTTACGAAGCGGATATAACTCTTTGAGTGTATCAATGAGACCACCTTTATATGAACCATATTCCATGATATCACCTTCTGGTAGTCTATATTCCTGTAAAAGCTGTTTTACAAAATCAGATATATGTTTTTCCCAAAATGTTGCCTTCTCTATATTATCTTTCCAAAAAGTAAAATTAGTATCAATTGTATCCATTACGTAGCTTTTTTTCCTATGTTATATTTAGGACATAATTCCCATTGTTCTTTTTCTTTAAATGGTATGATCTTGATCTGCCGTAGTGGCGCACAATCAAGTGATTCTTTTTTAACCATTGCTATCAAACCCCAATCGCTTAACAGCGTTGCAATAGTATTACGTCTCTCTAAATCGTTTGATTCGAAGTTTGATTTTTTACCATCTAATAGAAATAATTCTTTAAAATGGACAATAAAATATCTACCTTGTTTATGTAGTATATGGCAAGATTGAAATAGTTTTTTGTCTCTGCGAGATGCAACACCTATTCGTGTAAGTGTTTCTCTAACTTTTAGGAAATCATCAGGTTCGTTCAGTGTCACCTCGAGCATCGTAGCTGGAGTCCACTCTATATTATTTTGTTCTTCCACCTTTATTCACCTTTATCTTTAACTCTGAAAGCTGAGAAGATGATAGGAGGGGAAGTACTTGGCGAGCCTTGTCATTGCTATAGCCATAATATTCTTTAACCACGTCGATGTCATTTTCTAGTTCAGGTTTGTTCCATTTCGAAAAGCGTTTTCGCTTCCGTACTATATTTATAAGAAATGAATATTGTAGCTTGTGATCAAGGTGATGTTTAGTATTCATCTCATTTGCCATGAGAACTGTATCATTAAAGTATGATAAAGATCGATTGATCATATACGGTAGATATGCTTTCTCGGCAATATCATCTATCATGATATCTTTCTTAGTCATGTTAATTGAGTTAAGGTATTCAAATGGATTCAAAACGATAGCTCCGGTCTCTCGCCCCATGATTCGTCCATACGTTCGATGAGTATATCTTCTGTAAGACCAGTCGAATGACCTTTCATCATATCTCTACCGTCATAATATAACTGAGGAACTGTACTATGTCCGTTTCTCCTCATCATGTCTTTTGCTGCATGATCGTGTTTAATATTAATTTCAGTATATGTGTGACCCCATTCTTTTAGTTTTTCTTTGAGTCTGTCACACCAGTTACATCTGTCTTGTGTATAAAGTATTAGCATTATTCGAACTCCACGTTTGCCATGACTTCTGTCATGCAGGCAACTATATTAAGTTCATGATCAGCTACAAACGCATTCTTATATTGATAGTCGGCAAGTATCAGCACGAGTTGTGGAATACTAGCAGGTTTAACATTATCAATCATGCGATCATAGATACCACGGAATATAGCAGCTGCATCCACGTCAATGTTATTTACCACCCAAGACCTCATTTTCTTGAAATCTTTTTGTTTTAAATGCAATAATAATTCATTATATTGGTTTTGATCACCAATGTTAACAATGCTCTCGTCAAGCTTATTATTGATACTACATCTCTGTAGTTCATTAAGTATACGACGCCAGTCAGGTGCATGCTTAGATATGACTTCAGCAAGTACTTTACTTGTAAAGGATACCTGTTCGGCATACAGTATTTCACCAGCACGATCCATGAATTGACCACATAGTTGTGCAAGATCTGGTTTGGTTGTATTGAACTCATACACACCACATCGTGAATGTAGTGGTTCGATTATACGATTCTTAAAGTTACATGTAAGAATAAATCGGCAATTACTAGAGAATTGCTCGATGAACCCACGTAATGCAGGTTGAGTTGATTGTGGATTCAGGTAATCAGCTTCGTCAAGTATGATAACCTTCTTGCCACCTGACAGTGATACTGTCGATGCAAACTGTTTTATCTTACCACGAAGAGTGTCGATATTACCTTCTTCAGAACCATTGATTATTATGTAATCAAGATCCATCTCATTGCAGAGTGCTTTGGCAACTGTAGTCTTGCCAAGACCAGCTGTGCCGGTGAACAACATATTCTGTAATTCACCGGAATCAAGCATATTCTGAAAGGATTGTTTAAGACTATTCGGTAGAATTATGTCTTTTAATTTGGCTGGTCGATATTTTTCGACCCATAAGAAATCTTTCATTGTGTTCCATTTCAAGTGTTAGTAGTGTCATTATATAGTATTTGGGAACAAATGTACAATTATTCTTGAGCTAAATTTTGCATCTCCGTTTCAGCAAGTGCTACGATTTGTACACATTGATCACGTAGTTGACCGATAGTAGATAGCTCTTCGCCTCTAAAACCACCACGTTGTACAACAGTATCAATAACTGCAATAGTACTACGAGATGATCTATTAGCAAGATCTACTATAGGTGGCAACTGTGCCACAGGTGCTGCAGCAGGTGGTGCCACAGGTGCGACTGCTTCGGGTGCTGCAGGTGCGACTTCTACTGCATCCGTTACAGCATTAGGTTTGTTATTTGCCATAATAAATTTCCTCTTTATGTTGTTGAGTATTTTCTTCACTTCTCAAGTGCAATCCAATACTGAATAGGCTTTTCTTTGTGTTCAAAGTTAGAGATGTTTTTATTAGAAACCTTAACTTCGTAATCTCCTGGTACGATTTTAAGGTTATTGATATTGATTACCCACGATCCTTGTTCTTGGCCTTGACCAGGAACTTCAATTGTAAATGTATTAGATGTAGGATTTTCAGTATCAAATACTGTCAATTGAATAGAATTATCTATCCATTCAATCTTCATACTGCTATGGCTAAGAGCGCCAGCAGCACGTTTAACTTTACTTAATGTATCATTATCAAGAGTAAAAGATAAAGCAAACTCGCTCATGTTGCTTGCGTTCTCTATCATTTTATCAGTTGGTGCGGTTAGCATGTCAGGATCAGTAAAGAAATACTTTACTTTTGATCTACCAGTAGCATCTTTAACTGTACACCATTTCTCTTCCATATCAAGCTTTGGTTGATCTACCAAAGATAATACATTTAAGAATTCATTTAAATCGTATATGCCCATGTCTTGCTCGAACTGCTCTTCTATATTACACGAAGATAATATATTTTTAGCTTCTGATACAGTCATAATAGTATTGCCTTTGCGAGCAATAAAATTAGGATTGATCGAGCCATAGTTTTTTAAGATTTGCATTGTATTTTCAGATATATTCATTATCATTCCCTTTATATATACACCAATTATAACATGTTTTAATCATCTTGTACACTATTAATTATAGCTGTACTGAAGTTTTTTTGTTTACTAAATTCTATTTTATCTTTAAATCTACCATCGAGTATCTCACCCTTATGAGATATAACAAATACATTCGTATCCGTGTCAAGTGTATTTAAGATCTTCATTAGGTTTTCTACACCATCATGATCAAGAGACGAATCAAATGTCTCGTCAAGTACTAATAGGTTTGTAGCCACGCTGTTCTTCATCTTAGCGATCTGACGCCATGCGAATAGTAATGCCAAATCAATACGCTGTTTCTCGCCTTCAGAAAAAGAATCATATGAGAATGAATCTCTATGACGAGATCGTATAGTCTCTACAAATGCTTCATCAAGATTAAAGTGTACAAAGAAGTCAAGAGTCTGCAGATATTGATTAACAAGTTTATTAATAATAGGCAAGTATTCTTTGATTACCTTTGTCTTAATACCTGTATCTCTTAACATTTCTGACATTACATTATTGTATGAATAGTCTTCGTTATGTGTTAATCGTTCTTCGGTATAAGCATCTCTCTTTTCTATAAGTTCGACTAGCTCGTTATTTGCTTTGGCAGTATCAGATGTTTTATCACTGAGCTTAACCATCTCAGCTTCACTATCATTCATCTGATTTTGTAACATAGCAATAGATTTATTATTAGCTAAGATCTCTGCATTACGATCTCTGATATCTTTAGACTGTAAGTCTAGTTCTTGAATAGCGTCAGCCACCTTAGTCATCTCTTCGGTCGCTTTATCCATTGCGGCCTGTAGTTCTTTTGCTTTAGCTGCTGCATCAGATAGTTTAGTATTACGTACATCTTCTGCTATATCCTGATCGCATGTAGGGCACTGAGTATTATCTTCATAAAACTTAGTTTCTTTTACGATTGCAGATGTCTGTGTTTTAAACTGGTGTTGATACTGCGCTAATGATTGTTTCTTATTGTGTAGCTTATTTAATCTATCACTCAGTCCGTCTTGTAGACCTTCTATTGATGTAGTATTATCAAAGTTAGCCAACTGCATGTCAGCTATCTGAGCACGATATGTATCAATCTTATTATTAATATTCTTTGCATTCTCTTGATTCAATGCACCGATCTCACGTATGTACTTACGTTGTAGTTCTATCTTTTCTTTTGTAAACCCTAAGTTATAGTCAATATCTTTCAGAGTTTCTCTCAAAACTGTATTACGATCTTTTACAATCGTATTCATCTTTGAGAATATATTAATGTCCAGAAGATCCTCAATAACGTCACGCCTGTGCTGTGCAGGCAACTGCATGAAAGGAATAAAACTGCTACTGCCAAGTACAACAATCTGATGGAACGACTTATGGTTCAATTTGACGATATTTTGTTCGAGGATCTTCTGGTACTCTTTGGCATGAGAAGACTGATTCATCATAGAATCGTCCTTCCATATCTCAAAGAGCGACGGCTTGATCCCACGTTTTACTCTAAAGTTAGCTTTTCCGATAGTAAATTCTATCTCAACAACGCATTCTTTATTGTTAATTGTGTTCACAAGTTGTGGCTTATTAATGTTACGATGAGGCTTACCGAATAGAGCAAACGACATGGCATCTAGTAGTGTAGACTTACCTGAACCGTTAGCACCTACAATGAGTGTAGATGAACTACGATTGAGATCGATATCTGTAAATTTATTACCTGAAGATAAAAAGTTTTTGTATCTTAGTTTAGTAAATATTATCATGCAACTTCTAGGGCCTGTGCTTCTGTTAGTAGGTTACGCATATTAGTCTTTAACTTATATTTGTCAAGGACCGTATCCGTAGCGTCAATGTAACTGTCAA